CAATCTGTGTCTAATTGTGCTATACCTCCAAAATCAACAGATGATGTTCTTGCTATTCCAGTACTTCCATCATCTCTTCCATATACTTGAGTAATTAAAGATGAAGTGAAGTCATTACTTGTATAGGCAAATCTACCTGAACCATAAAGACCAGTATCAAACGATCCTGTTGTTCTTGTTAGGTCTGTAGATGCACCATAAAGTGATTCTCCTACCGTTCTACCTCCCATAGCGTCTCCATATTGGAAATCTAAATAAAAGATTAATCCTGCTGGTAAGTTCATTGGTTGAACTGATACTAAATCTTTAGCAACAATTTCACCAAATACTCTTCGTACTAATGGAAGAGCAACACCTGCCCATGCTTCAGAATTACCTGAAGAAAAAGAAGCGTCAGTACCAGTAGTGTTAGCTTCATTTACAAGCTGCTTAGCTTGATTTTCTAATAACATTGCCATGTTATTTTTTTCTGTAGAAGAGTCAATTCCTTCTAAAAGTCCTGATTTATTCCATTTACCAGCTAATTTAGCTGCTTGGTTAGCCTGAACTCTATAAGGGCTTGCTCCTTCTAATAAACTATTTACTGTGTTCATTTTATGTTTATTTTATTAATTAATTATTTTATTTTACTAATATTTGCTAGTTTTTGCATTCTAGCTACCATATCGTTTGATTCTTTTAGGACTGCCTTTTTAGGAGCTACTTTTCTTGTTCTTGACATTCCTGTAGCTTTTGAGGCCATTCCTCTAAAATTTTCTTTGATATTCCTTTTAGAATTTGTTTTATTTTTCTTCGGTGAAGAAATAGTAAACGTATTCTTAACTGTTTCGTATATCAATTTAGCTTCTTTAACACTAGTAGCTTTATCTAATGTTTCAACTACACGTAGTTTTTGTGATTCAGATAAAGTATTAGCTTTAAAAATTCTATTAACATACAATAATTTAGAATTTAAAAGATTAACTTCGTTAAGTTCACCATGAACTTTTGTGTAAGCTTGTTTAGATTCTTTAAGTTGAGCTTGTAGATTTTTAATTTGTCCTTTTTCAACATTACAACCACACCCTTTATTTTCAGGTATTGGCATGTTTTGTCTTTTATTCCAAATTGGTTTTTTTCTAGCTCTTGATTTAGGATTTACTGACATTGCTCCTACAGGTTGGCAACAACCTTGTAAAGGATTACCTCTGCCTGGAACACATTGATGTCCTGGAGGACATGAATTAGTGCCTGCTACTGAACATGGATTATCACATCCTGAGTGGTGGGCCATTCCTCTTTCATTTAAATCTTTTTCATCATCTTCAACTTCTAGAATTTCATCTTCTAAATCATTAATTTCTTTAAGAAGTGAATCTAAGTCAAAAGTTTCATTTAAGCCTTGATTAATATCATCAGCATCATGTTTTACTTTTTGGTGTTGGTTTGCCTTATAATTAGGGTAGCCTACAGCTTCTTCGATTTCATCTTCTTCTTCAGCTTCGTCGCCCTCTTCTAATTCTAATTCGTTAAGAATTTCTTCCAAATCAATTTCTTCTTCCATGTTAGGGTCATCTGGGGTTGGAAATGTAGGTGATGGTTTAATTAAATCTTTTGGGTCTAAAATTTTATCTTTTTTCCCATCCATATATAAATCTCCTTCTTCTTCCATATCCATTTCCATTTCACCTAAATCTAATTCTCTTTCATCTTCTTCTTCATAAAAGTCATCTTCTTCTAGATCTTCGGATAATTTAGCAGATAGCATTGATTGAAGTTTTGGTGTGAAAGCTTCTTCTAGAGCAGCTTTTGCATTTGCAAGAGCAACTTCACGAACAGCTTTAGCGTCAGCGATAGCTTCTTTTAAAATGTTTCCTTGTGCCATTTTATTTAAAGTTTTTTCTCTTTCGAGTTTCGTTAATAAATTTGTACGAAAAATAAGGTTATTAGGAACCTTAATAGGGGTTGTTAATTAATCAGGGACGTCTTATTAGGAAGCGCGTATGTTTATTCTGTGATACATATAATGAAAGAATAAAAAAGGCGCCCTAGGGCGCCTTTCTTTTTAAAATAAGTAATTTAAATATTACTTTTGAAAAAATGATGCTAAAATTACTAATACTACTAATCCTATAAATCCACCATTTGCTAGTGTACCTAAAAGAGTAGTCATATTTGCAACTACATCAAATCCTAAAACAGATGTTCCAGTTAATACGAACCATAAAATTGCTAATGGAATTAATCCCATAAACACAGATCCTAAACCTGAAACAAATTCATTTACCATTGAAAATACATTTTTCATGTCAATATAATTTTAGTTAATACTCAGTTATTAAAACTTAAGGCCAAAACCTAGGCCTAAATTGAAAGTTTCCGCATCATAATCGTAATTGAAAACTGGTGCTACATAACAACTTTTGTGAAATGTAAACATTTTACCCAATCCGAATACCATGCCTTCAGTGCTGAAACCGTCAAGATTCATATCAGCAAAATATCCTCCAAAGAAGTATCTTACAGATAAATCAAGATCCATATCTTCACCGGCTACATGTGAAACTGAACCACCTAAAACGATGTTGTCAGTTATAGCGTATCCGATTGTTGGGCTTATTGCCCAGTCAGTCCACGCAACATTCGCGATGTCGCCTGTTCCAACATACCAATTACCTTTTGCATTTTGTGCGTTTACTCCAAATGCGAAGAGCAGTCCTAAAGCTAAGCTTAAAAATAATTTTTTCATAATTTGTTTTTTAGTTAATATTTAATTAATTGAAATCAAAGATAGTTGGACATAACTACCTTTATACTTTGATATTTTAATCTCTCATTGAGTTTGTCATTTATTGTAACCTTTATTGTTGCGTATACATATAACAGAAATATGGAAAAGCCACATTTTTTTGTATTTTTTTTGTGTTTATGAACAATTAATTGTTCACTACTTTTTAAGACCTGCTAATTTTTGCATTCTATCTCTTACTGGATCTTTTGGTGGATCTTTTGGAGGTAATTCTGTAGGGGTTATTTTTTCACAACACCCACATTTTTCGTCCATTGGAGGTGAATAAGAATTAGTACTACATTTTGTACAATATTGTTCTGCTGCTGTCATACCACTTACCCCTGAAACTATTCCTATTGAATTAGCAAAACTTTCTAAATCTTCAGAACATCCTGATTCTTGACATTCTTCTAATGAACTAAATGGCCCATCAGGATCTTCTATACATCCATCACATGGAGAACAACTGTGCTGAACGGGTAAGGGAGGATTGCAAATAGGGTTATCACAACCTACGGCCCCTAAGTTTTCAATTGTACCAAAATAACCTGTAAAATCTGTAGACCACGTTCCTGGAACACCCATAACTTGTTCTGTTGAGCTTCCTAAATACTTCATACAAGGATTATTGCCTGCGTTTTGTGCATCTTCATTAGGATTAGGAAAGTATACTACATCTCCTGCTGATGGAGAGCCGACTGATGCATAAAACTCGGCTTGTAATTGAAATTGTCCACTATTATCTAAACATGATGAACCATCTTCATCATTATATATATATTCCTGAGCATAAATATCTAAAAAATTATTACCCTCTTCATACCCACACATACAATTGGATTCCCCCGGACAATTACAAGCCATAAAATTCATATTATTAACTGTATTATCTGCATCAACCGTATACCCCAGATTTGGAGCATAAGCAAGTTGAGAATCAGTTAAACAAGGAGCAAAATGATGGTATAAAGGTTCATTATCAGGACATAAGTTCACTTGCTCCTTAAGGAGCTTTGGACTGCTCGACTTTTGGGATTTTAAAAATTCTCCTTTAATTGTGTGTTTTAATTTGTTTAATTTTTTCATCATTTAACATTTACACATACCTGTATTATCACAAATAATGTCTCTAATTATGTTATTTACGTTTGTATATTTATATTCTGGGATTTTTATTTTATTTTCATTAAGACCACTAGATGCAGGAGCCATAAAAGCTCCATGTGTTGAAGGAGTACTAACAAAATCCCAACATAATAATTCAAAATCATCTTGTACTTCTACTGTACCTTCACTTA